CAAACAAAATTTGGACCCACTAACTAATTTAGACACTTATCAAAAAACTCTTAATGAGTATTCTGGGGATGTTTATTATTTTAATGGTTCGTCATGGTTTGAAAAGTATATGGATAAAAATACTGCATTTGTTTTAACGAACGGTAATAAAGTCTATACGTTTAAACAAGAATTTAATTTGCAAAAAAGACTTGATGCAAAATCTGAATTAGATGGTCTTGTTAAAAAATATAATGAGTTATTAAATGGTAATGAAACTGTTGGAACAAATGGTTCGTATAAAATTAATAATAAAACGACTAAAATAACAATACCTAACGGTATTGTATCTCCAGATACCTTCATCCCAAAACCCGAGGTTACAGAAAAAGACATTGATTTAATTCAAAGTTATCGGTTAGTTAAAGGAGTAAAAACCACGCCAACTGATACACAACTTGCGGAATACCAAGCTGAATTGATTAAAAATAAAGTGTTTAATACTCCTATTATTAAAAACGCCGAAGGCAATATTGAGCCAATTAAAGATTATTATATTTTTGAGGGTACAAATACATTTATCGATAATATCGATAAAATGGGTAAAAAATTAAAAGTTTTTAGAGAACAAATACAGGAAGAACTTACAAACGCTCTTTCAGAATTATTACAAAGTAAGGATAATGGTATTGGGTTTGTACCTAATATTAGAAATGTTCTTGCGGTTGTCTTTGCTAATGGGGAGGCGTTTTTAAGATTAATGGATGATGTTCATACAAAAGCTTGGGATAAAAGAGATTCTAAAATTAGAAAAGACTCTATCTTTAATACTCAAACCGCTGGTGCATCACAAGATAATTTAAGTAGTGGTAACAACAAGGAACAACCTATATATCCTTGGCCACAAATGATTAAAGAAACTGCGGGAACTGATGGTCACGAAAAGTTTGAAATTGTTTATCCTGGTGATTCTTCGGTGATTACTCAAACAAAAGGATTTTTAGCGGACGAATGGCCTGAGGTTGAATTTGTTGAGGAATTTATTAGAGGTTATGTTGAAAGAACTTCTCCACCATCAGACAGTACGGCATCTCCAAATGAGTTAACCGAACCTCAAAGAATTTCAGTGGACGCAATTGAATTCCCAATTAAAAATGACGTTTACGGTAATAAAGAAGAAGTTAAGTTTTTTTATGAAATATATGAAAGAGTGTTACTAACGACATTTTACTCAAGGCTTGGTAGATGTAATGACTTTATATCTGATTCAGATAAAGTTACTACTATTATTGCGGATGCTGAGAATATTAACATAGTTAAAAGTTTATCAAATGATAATCCATTTATAATTCAAAAACTTAAAGAATATGCCTACAATGGTGAAAATTTTGAAACAGTCCTTAGACATATCTCAAATGAAGGTATGGGGGAAAGTTGGCAAAACTTTATTAGAGGGATTTTTAATACAAAATATATTAAAAACTTAGTTAACAATTCTAGTTTTGAATTTATTAACGAAAAAATCCTTAAGGATAGTTTATCACAACCAATGGTTTCATTACCAAGCGAAGTTCAATTCGCAGAATATATTAACGACTCAACAACGTCTAACGAATATGACTTTGCTGATACATACCCTTTCACAAATAATGATTGGGTTAAAAAATATTTGGCGAATAGTAAAACAGTAACAGATGAAAAAATTGCCTTTGACACCAGACAAATATTAACTTACTCTTCGGATAATAAAATTATTACGAATATTAAATCATATGAATCAGGTAAAAAACCATTTACTAACTTTATTTCAGAAACAACAATAACACCAACTGAGTATAATACGACTGTTGGTATGAAAACGTTTTATGAAACAAGAAAAAATAATTATAAAGACCAATTATTTACCGAAGGTAATTTAAAATACAATGATTATAATGGTCTTGTAACTAGTGAACAAACGGTGTCTATGTTTAATACACCATATTTTATTAACGCAATTCAAGAAGGGGTTGAAAATTTTAGAAATTTTAATAACACACCATATACTGAGGCCGCGTATCTTTTCTTAAATAGTTTACCATTATCTACTCTACGAGAAAAGTATAAAACAAAAAACGAATCTGATGATTTAAGTTATATTTTTGCAACACTTAATAAATTTGGTGGTGTACATAAGATACCGTATTCTTGGGTATTAAAATATGGGTCAATATGGTATCGTTATAAAAGGTTTATTGAAACTGGAGTTGATATTATAGGAGCTTCTTGGTCTGATTTTGATTATCTTAAAAATTATGACCCCGTTAATAACTTGCCGACAACAATGTACACGTTTAGTGCTAGTTCTCAAATTGGTATTGTTGACATTGTTTTAGAAAAAAATGTCACAATAGGTGGAGAAGTTTCAACAACAATTAACACAGGTTTTTACCCTAAGTTAATTAATGATTTTAACGTATTCTACCAAGGATTTGAGATTTTCTCAGCATACACTAGTACCGCAATTGGAGAGGGTATTAAGTCTGGTTTTACGTTAAATTATGTTGATAACGCCATTATTAGTAAATCCGAAGGATTTGACACGTCAATACCTAATAGAGATTTAAGAATATTTCCTTGGACTGTGTCAGTTAATACTTTAGATGGGATATCTTCATTTATTTTTCCTTCACAAGGTTCATTAGTTAATCAAACAAATAATGAATGTTTTGATGCAAATACAGGTCAAATAAAATTTGAAGTTATGGGTAACAAAGCTATGTATGATGGTTCTGTTAGAACTTTTTGGACGGCACCTAATTACGGATATTTTGACAATAGTAAAATAGTTAAGGCAAATCCATCTCAATACATGAAAGAAATCTTCTCAGGAAAAAGCTTTCAAGAAAATTATTCATTAAATGGGGTTACTTCACAGTATTCAAATATTAGTGAAATGTTCTCTGTGTTTGAAAAAGATGTTTTAGATTTATTTGAAGTTGAATTTTTAAACTTCTCAAAATCAAAGTATGACTATACTATGAGTAGTATTAGTTCAGATAATTCAGACACCGCTAAACCGTTCTATAATTTTCAATTATTAATGATTGAATTAATGAAAGTTCCTAAAATAACAGGGTCGACAGGGGAAGATTATGTTAGAAATGCTCAATCTGCACAACTTACAAGTATAACTAATTTATTGACAAGGTTTATTAATACTGATGTTGCGTTTAAAAATGGTAATCCGTCTAACTATGATAAGAAATTATTTTATACATTCTCAAACTATGATATTACCGACCCATATACTTGGGAAAAATATTCATTAACAACCCCTAATGCCGTTCCTGTAAGTGGTGGGTCAACCACTTTATCATCATCAAAAAGTTTATACCCTAATGAGTGGAGAGCTTTAGAAACATACATTGGGTTTTCTGAAATACCACAATTGGCTTATGGGGACAATGGTTCGTATATTACTGACTTTTTTGTTGACTTAAACATTTCGTTTACCGTAGATAATATAATTAATTTTTCACCTATAGTTAAAATTTATGCGACTCAAAAACTAAAAGAGTCTACTATGAATAAAACAAAATTTATTGGGTTAATGGATGAGTATCTAAAAGACTCCTTAGATTTTAAAAATAAAATATTTAACAATTTAATTATTAAATTACAACAGGCTTTACCTAATGTTAATAATACTCCACAATCAACAATCGATTCTGTTTTAGAAGGACCTCAAACAAAGGTCGAATTATGGGAATCATTCAAGGCGATTAATGATAAGTGGATTTCGGGGAATGACTTTAAGACTAAAACATTGTTTGAAGATGTTTTATTATTGGATAGAGCGAGTAGAAATATTGGTGATAAGATATTAGTTGATGTTTTTAAATTAAAAAACAGATTAATTAATATAAACCCAAAAGCAACAATGCTTAGTTTTGTACAATCAATATTGGTTGAGAATAACTTTGTTGTAATGAATTTACCGTCATATGTTAATTTCTATAATGTTCAGGATGCGGTTAAAAACCCAAAGCCAAAAGTAGAAGGTACTTTAGAGTTTGCTAATACACTATTCGGTACTTTTATGAATGTTGACTATAGAGAATCTAGCGCTAAAATGGTTTGTTTTTTTGGAGGTAAACCGAGTGAACAATTAGATTTAAAAAACAATGTTGATTTTAGATATAGAAATGATGCGTTTGATTTAAGAAGGGCTAGTGATAATCCGTTAGTTGAAGATTTAACTAACAAGAATGATTGGGACAAATCTAATAAGGTTGTAGGATTTAACGTTGATATTGGGCCTCAAAACCAATCTATGTTTTATGGGTTTACAGTTTCTCAAGATGCGGGACAAGCAACCGCAGAATCTCTTGAAGTTTTAAATCAAATGGCAAATCAAGGGGGTAATAGAGGTGGTTCCACACAAAGCAACTCGTTATATAACTTATACAAAAATAGAAGTTATTCTTGTACAGTGTCTATGATGGGCAACGCGATGATACAACCAACAATGTACTTCAATTTAAGATACGTACCTATGTTTAGTGGTCCTTATATGATTACAAGTGTTAATCATAGTATATCACCTGGTAGTTTTGAAACTATTATTGATGGTATTAGACAACCAACGGCGTCATTACCTAAAATTGATAATTACTTACAAACTTTAAAAACTAATTTATTACAATCTATTATCGAAAAGAATAAACTTGATACTCAGAAACGTGCTGAAGCCGAAAAGAGTCGAAGTACTAATGTTCTTGGTCAAACAGATAATGTTGTTACTCAATCTAGTGATAAAGATAGTACAACAATAAATAATACGATTGAAGAGACTTGTCAACCTGATTCTAAATACGCAACATGGAAACCTTTAACAGGGCCAACAAAGACTACAATAACATTTAAAACCGCAATAACGACTATTAAGGGTCTGACTAGTAATGTAAAATTACAAAAAGTAATATTCTCTACAATTTATTTGGCATCAAATGATGGTACTGGGTTAACAACTTACGAAAATAACTTTGGTGGAATTACTATAGACCAAAATTGGGGAGGGTCTGAGACATACTTTGACACTAACAAAAATTTCTATTGTTCAAGTAAGAATCACCCTAATGCGGTTTTTGATTCGTTCTCTGATGTTGTAACCATGATGGTTAATAGATGGTCACAAAGAATGAGTTCACTATCAGATGATAGCGTATCACAAATTAGTAAGTTTTGGATTTTAAATGAAAATATTGCTAATACAGAAATAAGACTTAATCCAATTAATGTCTATGATAAAATGTCTGCAACAGACAAGGCAAATATTGAATCTAAAGTTACAAAGGCCATTGATTTATTCAAAGGCTCTAATTAAGTAATTTTTTAATAATAAACGATATTTATATAGAAACACTATTATGAACACAAAATTAATATTAGACAACTATTTAGGCAAAAATACCAGAAGCACTGAGAAAGACTTGGGTGATGGTTCTAAACAAGTATGTGATTTAGACACTGGAGATTGTTACACTATCAGAATGAAAGATGGTTTAATTGAAAGAGTTGATAATACAATGACAAAAAATAAAAAGATTCAGGTTGAAACTCTAACAGGGGTGAAACAACTTTTAAACGGTTAAACAAATGAAAAGAGTAGACAATAGAATTATTGAGGAAATCTCAAGATATAAATCCATTAACAATTATATCTTCGAACAAGAGGCAACATTACCTCCACCTCCTGAAGAAGGAGCTTTACCTCCTGCCGACCCAGGAGTTTTTCCGCCAGCGGATGCAGGAGCAATGCCTCCACCACCTGTTGGAGTTGAACCACCTGCGGCACCTGCGCCAGAACCAACAACCGTTGATGTTGCAACTGACCCTGATGTTGAAAAAGTTGGGGAAGAAAAAGGTAAGACTGAGGAACTTGATATTAGTGACTTAGTTAACTCACAAAAACAAGTTGAGAAAAAACAAGAAGAATATTTTGATAACTTATTCAAACACCTTACAGACTTAGAAGGTAAATTAGGTGAAATGGATAATATCATGAATAAGTTGAATGACTTAGAAATGAAAGTTGAAAAATATAGAGAAAAGACACCTCAAGAAAAATTGGAACTTAGAAGTTTAGACTCAGGGCCATTTAACCAAAAATTAACAGATTTCTTCGAAGATAAAGAAGAAGATATGGAAAAGTCAGGAAAAAATGAGTATATTTTAACCAAAGACGATGTTGAGGATTATTCACCAATCGATATTAAAAAAACATTTAGAAACTTTGAAGGGTTAGATGACCAAATCGATTCTTTCAAACAAGTTAGGTAAAATATAAAACGGTCTTCGGACCGTTTTTAGTTTAAAATTTATTTGACAAACCCATAGTTGGTACTTATACTTATTTAAATCAATTAAATACTTTAACAAATATGGCGACAAATTCATTAGACGCGGTTTTAGCTCAATACGAGCAAGCGAAACAAGGTGGTTCTTCTTCCACCTCAAAATTCACACAAGAAGAAAGAATGAAAAAATACTTCGCAGCTATCCTTAAGGATACTGAAAAACAAGGTCAACGAAGACTACGTATTTTACCAACACCAGATGGTTCTTCACCATTTAAAGAAGTTTGGTACCACGAGATTCAGGTTGACGGGAAATTCCAAAAATTTTATGACCCAGGTAAGAATGACAATGAGCGTTCACCATTGAATGAAGTTTATGAAGAACTACGTTCAACAGGTAAAGATTCTGATAAAGAATTAGCGAAACAATACTTATCTCGTAAATTTTACATCGTTAAAGTTATCGACCGTGATAACGAGTCTGATGGTGTTAAGTTTTGGAGATTCAAACACAATTACAAAAACGAGGGTATCTTAGATAAGATTATTCCTATTTGGAGAGCTAAAGGTGATATCACGGACCCCGATAATGGTCGTGACATTATTCTTGAGTTAACCAAAGCAAAAACACCTAAAGGTGCGACGTATACGGTTATTCAAACTGTTATGTATGACGACCCAGCTCCTGTACATGAAAACAAAGAGTCTGCGGACGCATGGATTAAGGATGAGTTAACTTGGGAAGATGTTTATTCTAAAAAACCTGAAGAATACCTTGAATCTATTGCTCGTGGAGAAACTCCACGTTGGGATTCTGACAAAGGTGGTTATGTATACGGAGACTCATCTCAAGGTGAAATCTCTATGGGTGGAGAATCTAAAAAAGTAAATTCAGACCCACAAGCGAATGCAGAACCTGACGAAGATATGCCGTTCTAATATTACTAATGAGCTTGGACAATTACTAGGACACAATGTCTATGTAAGTGTCTAAGCTCTTATTTTTTAACTAAAAAAAAACAATAACATAGACATTTATGGCAATCAAGAAAAACGATTTTAAATCGATTAAAGATAAGTTCTCAACATCTGCAAAATATAAACCACAAAGATTTTTTGATTTGGGTAACGACTTTTTAGACGCCGTTGGACTACCAGGGCCTGCTATAGGACATTTAAATATGTTCTTAGGTCACTCAGATACAGGAAAGACAACTGCGTTGGTAAAAACTGCGGTTGACGCTCAGAAAAAAGGAATTCTTCCTGTTTTCATTATTACAGAACAAAAATGGTCTTTTGAACACGCAAAACTTATGGGTTTTGATTGTGAGGAAGTTGTTGATGAGGCGACAGGTGAATTAGATTGGGACGGGTTTTACATCTTCAACAATAACTTTGATTATATTGAACAAATTACTGACTATATTAATTCCTTATTAGACGCTCAAGAAAAAGGTGAGTTAGATTATAGTTTATGTTTTATGTGGGATTCAGTTGGTTCTGTTCCTTGTAAGATGACTTACGAAGGTAAAGGTGGTAAACAACATAACGCATCTACATTAGCCGATAAGATTGGTATGGGTATTAACCAACGTATTTCAGGAAGTCGTAAGG